ATGGGACGTCCGGAATTTCCGTTCCGTCTGGCGATGTAAGCGCCGGAGCGATCACCCTGAAGACTCACCTTACGAGCGCCGTGACAGGCGGCACGAGCAACAGCGGACCGCCAGTCGCTGGATGATGTGAACACGTTCACTTTGTGGAGGGCGCGATCATGAGCGCAGGCGCGATCACGCTCGCCGACATCACGAATTCCTACTGGTCGCTGGCGCTCGATGCCACGATGGGCGGGGCGCCCGGAGCTGGGATCGGAAACGTGGTGCAGGGAAATGCCGACATCGATCAGTGCATCGGCATCATTCTGCAGACGCCACTCGGCGCCGATCCGCTGCGGCCGACGTTCGGGCTCGACCAGGCCCTCTACATCGATGTGCCGATTGCGATAGTGCCGAGCAAGATCGTCGGGCCCGCAAAGATGGCGATCGAGACGTGGGAGCCGCGCATCCTGGTTGACAAGATCTCTGTGGCGCTAAGCGCGAACAACATTGCGCATCTCACCGTGAGCGTCTACTGGCGATACAAGACCGCCCCAGCCAAGCAGTTCAGCACGCCCGTGACGCTTGGTCCTCCAACGAAGCTACCGCTCGCGGCTTAAAAAATGGGAAATCCAGTCGCAACGTTGCCGCCCCCGCAGTTCCTGACGGACAGCGATGGCCTCGATCCGAACGCCGTCCTGGCGGACATGATTGCCGAGTTCGAGCAAATCAGCGGCCGCACTCTGTATCCGGCACAGGTGGAGCGCTTGCTCGTTTCCCTTTACGCCTATCGTGAATCTCTGCTCCGCAATGCCATTCAGTACGCCGGGCAGCAGAACCTGCTCGCGTTCGCTGTGTATCCGCTGCTCGATTACATCGGGCAAGCGATGGATACGCCTCGGCTCGGAGCGGTCGGTGCGCTGACGACCCTGCAGTTCGTCCTCACGGCAGCACAGACCCAGTCCTACACAATTTCCGCCGGCACTCAGGTCGGAACCCAAGACGGTCAGTTTGTGTTCATCACATTGGCTGACCTCACGATCAGCGCCGGCGCGACCTCCGGTCAAGTATCCGCGCAGTGCACGACACCTGGGACCGCAGGCAACGGGTATGTCCCTGGACAGGTCAGTGTGCTCGTTGTCGCGAATCCGCTCATTTCTTCGGTGTCAAACACGAGCACGACGGCAGACGGCACCGATGCCGAGGAAGATGACGCGTACCGAGAGCGCATTCAGCTCGCGCCGAACCAGTTCTCGACCGCAGGGCCCACCGGGGCGTATGAGTATTTCGCGCGCTCCGCATCGACGGCCGTCATCGACGCGAATGTCGTCTCGCCGGCCCCCGGGCAGGTCGCCGTCTATATCCTGGCTGGACCGATCACGGCGCAGCCGGCGGCATCTCCGAATACTACCGGCATCGCCTCGGCGGCCCTGATCTCTACGGTGCAGAGCGCGCTCTCATCGACGACGGTGCGCCCGCTGTGCGACACAGTGACGGTTTACGCCGTGACAGAAGTCGACTACACGATCACCGCGACCGTCACTCTGTATGCGGATGCCGACCAAACGTCCACGGAAGCTGCTGCGAGCACCGCGGCCGCTGACCTGGCGCTGATCCTTGCCTCGAGGATCCAGCGCAATCTCGTGCCTTCGCAATGGGAGGCCGCTCTCTCTGTTGCCGGCGTGTACGACGTGGACATCTCTATCGCTGCGACGGTAACTGGCGGGAGTGCCATCACGCCGCAGGCGGATGGAAGCATCGTTCTCGCTACCGGGCAGTGGGCGAATTGCACCGCTCTCAATATCACGTTCGAGATCGGGACGGAGTACTCGTAACGTGGCCGAGCTGCAGGCGCAACAAAGCATCAATGACCTGCGCGCGCAGGCGCATCTTGCTCTCTCTGCGCGCCTGAAGAACATCGATCTCACGACGATTCTGATCTACACGCCGAACGTGGCGCCTACGGCGCTTCCGTTCCTGGCGTGGCAGCTCGATGTCCTCGGGCCTTTCTGGATCTTGCTCGGGGCGACGAATAACTCGCTCAACTTGGTCCAGAACTCGATTGCGCTGCACAAGCTCGCTGGAACGCCGGCGGCGATCGAAGAGGTCGTCAAGAACGCCGGGCTCACACTCATTGCCATCGATGAGGGCGAGAGCGCGTGGGGAGGCAACACCTATCCTGCTGATCAAGGGTGGGCTGTTTTTCGTGTCACGGCACTCCTTGCCGACGTCGCCAACGCGCAGACCGGTATCGCTGCGACCTTCGATTCCGTTCCGGACGTCGACTACCTGGTCGATTGGGACAGCCTCGAATACCTCTCCGGGGACTTCAATTCGGTCACTTGGAACGCCTCTCAGCAGCAAGCGCTCGTCGAGGCCATAAACTTCTTCAAACCTCAGCGGTGTCTACTCGATCAGATGAACTATCAGGCGGTTGGAATCGTTGATCAGGTCGGCGAAATTACTGACTCGGTGGCGGCATGAGCGCGCACATTCTGAGGCGGCTGCTAGAGCGCGGAACGTTTCGACCGCGCGGAAAGGTGGAGATATTTCGCGACGGCGAACTCGTGAGTCGTTCGCGAAACCTTGTCGTCACGAACGGCTACATCGCCATGGCGAGCCTGATGGCTGGCGGCGCAATCGATCAGTCTGTCTCTGTCGCCGGGTTCGGCTCCGGAACCGCAGCGCCTGCGCTGACCGACGCGGACCTGGGAGCCGAGCCGAAGTACTACAACGCGGTCTCAGGTCATACGTTTCCGTCCAGTGGTGAAGTGCAGTTCACGATCGATCTCACCGTAGGGGTCGACTACGCGGCGGCCGGCATCACTGTCACGGAAGTCGGTTTGTTCGGAAACACAGGCGCCATCGCGCTGCCGAGCTACGTCGGCACCGGAATACCAGCGTGGGCCGCTTCGACCGCCTATGCGGTCGGGCAGATGGTGACGGACAGCAATGGAAACGTGCAGAGGCTTACTACCGCTGGTGAATCCGGCGCCGCAGCCCCAGCGTGGGCGACTGTGATCGGCAGTACCACTGCGGACAATACTGCGGTGTGGACGATGATTGCGGGACACAGCGTCCCTAGCCCGATGTGGGCGCACGCCTTGGTTTCGGCATTCGACTTCACCGGAAGCGCCGGATACACCGAAACGTGGACCATCTCAATCTAGCGGGGTGCCATGGCACAAGTCTCATCCTTCTCTGCGGCCGATGGGTCGGGCCTCTCGGTGCGAGAGGCGATCAATGCGGTCTTCGGGGCAGTGCAGAGCTCGAGCAGCGGCTCGTCAGCGCCGGCGAGCCCTGTGGCGGGCCAAGTGTGGTGCAACACGAGCGCGACGCCGTACGCGATGGAGGTCTACGACGGCGCCAACTGGTGGGTGATTGCGTACCTCGAGAGCAACGGCGTCTGGGCGATTGTTGAACCGCAGGCGGATCTTCGGTACCTGCAGCTTACGGGCGGAACGCTCACTGGTGCGTTGGCAGGAACGACGGCGAGCTTCACGTCTGTCACGGTCGGCGGCGTCAGCGTAAACAGCGCATCTTTGTTTACATCAGGCGAGGTGGCTCCGGCGCGCCTCGGCACCGGCACGCCGAGCGCAAGTACGCTGCTCCTCGGCAGTGGCGCGTGGGGATCGGCGTCGTTTTCCATCCTCAGCGGCCAGGTCTCGAACGCTCAAGTCCCATCGGGCGCGGTCACTCAGTGGCAGGCGAGCCTGTCGATCGCGTGGTCGCAGATCACGGGAACGAAGAACGCCGATGAGCTGCAGGGATATACCGTGGCGACTGGCGCCACAGCGTCCACCATCGCGCTCCGTGACGGCGGCGGCAACCTCTGGGCCGGATACCTGAATCAATCAAGCGCCAACAACGAAAACCCTTCTGTCTCGCAAGTTATGGTGAACAATGGTTCCGACGGGTTCCTGCGCAAGGCCGGAATTGCGTACCTCCTTGAGCAGATGATGCTCTCCGGTGCAGTGACGCTTGAACCGGATCCAGGAACTACGCCTTCCACCGGGACGCCCGGCAGCATCATCGCGTACTACTGAGATGCCACGACTCATCTTAGTAAACTCCGGGTCAACGCCTCGCGTTCTGAAGCGTATCGGCATCCCAGACTCTGGCGGAACGCCTCGCATGTTCAAACGCATGTTTGAGTGCGATGATAACGGCACACCTCGTCTGATTTACGAATCGCTACGCGTCGGAATACAACCGGCGAATGTGTCCGGAAGCGACGCCGCCGGTAATCCGTCAGGTACCGTAACGAGTGCGGCAGCGTCCTGTGCTGGGGCCGGAAGCAATGGCGTATACACATACTCATGGGTGTGTTCAGGATGTACCGCGACAAGTCCGAACAGTGCGAGTACGACGTTCTACGCCACAGTTGACGCCGGCGCCACAAACAACGCCTCGGCCTACTGCGAAATCTCGGACGGCGTAAATTCAGTAGATACCGACACGATAGCTGTCGCGCTGACGAATACGACTCCGGCATTCACCGGCCAGATCGATACTTACAACGCCGCAGGGACTTACGTCAGCACAATCCCGGACGGCGCGACGACGATGCTGATCGAGGTGTGGGGAAACTCTGGAGATGGCGGGGCCGCCTACCCTGCATACCATACCTACGGCGGC